AACCCTTGTTCGTCTCGACGGTCTGCAGGGCTTCCCAAAGCTTCTGCATGTTGACGGCCATGTCGCTGCCGGAGCCACTCACCGACGAAACACCCGAGGCATTCGAGATGCCCGTAGGAGCCGGAGCGGTGCCCGATCCGACGAGGTAGCCCGCGTCGAGCGTTTCCATCACCGCGGCCGAGAGATCCGCACGCACGATGGTTTCAGCAGACGCAGCGTCGCGACGGATGAGCGTGTTGCTCATAATCGTCGCGGCGAACGAACGCTTCGGCGACAACGTGATCTCGGCGTAGGTCTGATCAGCGGCGGCGTTGGGCGAAGTGCCCGCCGTGCCGTTCTCGCCGATCCAGCCACCGGACACGCCCGACGAAACCTTCGGGATGCGGATGGGAGCGCCACCCGACGAGGTCACGCGGAGGACGTTCGTGTTGAACAACACGTTGTTCGCGCGCGGGAACGCCGTCAGAAGGTCGTTGCGGAACTCGTCGGGAACCATGTAACCGCCTTGCGCACCATCGCCGAAACGGAGCGCCTTCTTGCGCATCTCGTTGAACACTTCGGCTTCGTAACCGGCATCCGAGAAGTCGTTGGTCTTGATAGCGTTGATCGCCTTGACGAACGAGAACTTCTTGGGCTCGACGCCCGGCAACGAGCTGCGCGAACGCATCTGGTTGCTGAGGTCGTCGACGCGGGCCTCGAGGGCCTTGGCCTTCGCGTCGACCACTTCGATCATGGGACGGACGCCGTCCACGATCGCTTTCACGTGATCAGTCATGTCAAACTCCCTTTTCTTTCGGAGTTCCGATGGCCTTGAGAATCGCCGACACTGCGTCGGAATCCGCCAAGACCGATTCGATCGAGTGCGCCGCGGGCGCACCGAGTTGTTTGAGTACGAGGTCCGCGATGGACTTTCCGGCGGGCGCATCTTCACCCGCACCGGGATCTGCAGGCGGTTCAGATTCCGGCATTCCAACGCCTTCTTCCTGCTCCTGCTCCTGCAACAGCAAAGCCACCATCGTGTTGATGGCGACGAGCGACTCGACAACAGCTTCGATTTCTCCGGCCTTCGCTTGAGCGATTGCCGCGTCGATCATCGGCACCAGTTCTTCGAGGCTCTTCTTCTTCGGCTTTTCGTCTTCGTCGTTCATCGCCTTCTCCACGAGCATGGCAAAGAACTGATCGAAGGCGTCGCGGTTCGCGATGGTCTTGACCAGCTCGGCATGATCGAACGCACGGAACACGGGCATCATCTTGCGCGCACCGCGCTGCATCAGAGCCTCGTGGTTGGCGGGCACGGGCACCGCCGAGAGTTCGAGTAGTTCGGCAGACTTGATCGTGTTGCCGTCGATGTCGGTGGGGATGAATCCGACCGAGACGGCGTTCAGGAACCCGTCGCGGTACATCGCCTCGACGGTGCCTGCGAACGGGTACACCTCGGCCGGAACGAACTTGACGTCGAAGGTCAGAGCGCCGTTCTCGACCGCGACGTTGACGGCCTTGCCGATCGGCAGGCCCGTCTGGTCGTGGCCGTACAAGATGACCGGGTTCTTCTTGTAGTTCTCGAGGTTCCAGTTCTGCTCGACCACTTCGCCGACGCGATCGACCGCAGCCGTCGAGCCGATAAAGCGGTAGATGCCGTCGGCCTTAGCCGAGACCGACGCCTTCAGTCGGAGCGTGCGCTTGTCCATGGGATTCATTATGGAGTCGGCAGGGACTGACTTCTTCGCGTCGTTGATCAGCGACTTCATGCCGGATTCGCCGAGGGTTCCGATGACCCCCCACTTCACCTGCGCGACCACCCCGGCGAGCCGGTTGTTGTCGAAGTGCCGAGCGGCCCACGCCTCGCGCTCCCGAATCCAATCGAGCACCGATTCGGTCAGGTCGCCGTCGCGCGCCTTCCCCCAGTTCGTGAACGCCGTGGTCCCACGCTCCATGCCCCCTTCGTTCCAGACGTCGGGGTACTCGTCGCGCAGGCGCAGCGCCCACTCGTAGTCGAACTGCGGGTACTGGGAGTTCCGAAGGCTCACCGCCTTGTCGTCGCCCTCGGTCGGGAAGTCGGTGACGGGCATCAGTCCATCACCCGGTAGACCACGTCACAGCGGCAGTTGATCACCTCCTCCGGCGGGCCACCCATCTGAGACGGGTACATGAGGCCGTTCGAGAACTTGTCGGAGATCGCCACGGTCTCGTTGTCGATCGCAGCATGCGACGCCCTGACGGACAGGTCGCCTGCGGTGGTCCACGTCTTGTGCGTGAACCCCTCGTCAGACGCTGCGGTTTCCTTGACGTTTTGGATCAGCATGGCCGACTCGGTGCGCGCAACGGTGTCGGAGTTCGACGGGATCTCGGCACCGAACTTGGCCTCGAGCGTGCGGCTGATCTCGGTGATGTCGCCAGCGCCGGCCGTCCTGAACACCTCGAGGATCGACTTCCGGAACGACTCCCGGCGTGCCGTCTCGACCTTGACCATCGAGGCCGTCTGCGTCGCCGCCTTCTGGTACCACTTCGGGTCGCTGACGTCGACGATCTCGAAACCGCCGAACTGCGCCTTCGCGCTGTTCAGGGCGTAGGTCGCGACGGGGTCCATCGCGTTCTTCAGGTAGTCGCGCGCGTCCGCCGCCCACTGCACCGGAGTGCCGAGCACGTATTCGAGTTCCGCGCCGGTCAACTCGGGCAGGTCGCCGACCGCTCGGAAGCGGGGCAGGCCGCGGAGCCGCTCGAGGATGCCGCGAGCGTTGTGCTCCTGCAGTTGACGCACGCGGCGACGTACGCCGCGCACCTGCCGGGGGGTCTGCTTCGGGTACGCCTTCGCGCAGGCGTGGAAGTCGCGCTGCTCGACCGGGGCGTCTGCCTCGACTGGCGGGGCCGGGGGCGCGGCGGGCGGCTCAGAAGGCGGCGCAGCGGGTTCCTCGGGGACCGGGCCCATGCCGAGGTCGAGCCGCTCGTTCACTTGATCGAGCGAGTAGCCCATCATGACGAGCGCGTTGGCCTGATTGACCTTCTCGGTCATGTTCGGTTGCAGGGCCTCGATGCCCGTCAGGTCGAAGGTCAGCCACGTGTCGCGCGGTTGCTTCACCGAGTAGGGCTCGAACAGCCATGACCACATCGCGTCCTCGATCTGGCGCAGGCGGGGCACGACGGTGTTCTCCCACGTCTGCGCTCGAGCGGCGAGGGCCGACGCGCGGTTGTAGTCGGGCGTCTGCGCGACGTCGAACGGGTTGACCCCGAGCGCGGCAAGGATCTCCTGACGGTGCATGTCCATCAGTTCCTTGAACGCCATGTCCTTCGGGGTGGTCTTAGACTGCTCGTACTTCAGACCCCCCGACAGGATCGCCAGCCGGGCAGCCCGGATCGATCCCTTGTGCCTGTCCTCCCACTGCGACCGCAGGGCTTCGACCTCGGTGACGTCGAGCGGTTGGTCGGAGTAGAGGATGCCGCCCGGGTCAGCGCCGTTCGACAGGAGGGCCGAGTTGTAGGCGTTCGCCTTCACGTCAAACCCGAGCGAGATAAGCACGCTCTGAATCGGCGACAGCCCGCGCGTAGGGTCGTTTGGGTTGAAGGTCTTGATGTGCCCGATCGAGTCGGCCGCGAAGGCAACGACGCCGCCTCGGGGGTTCGAGTATCGGTAGCCGAGCACCAGTCCGCTGCGCGGGTCAACGTCGACCGTCATCGCCGCGGGGTTCAAAAGCAGGAGTTCGCGCGGCACCTGACCGCGTTTGAACGGCGCAGCGCCCTCGCCGAACGCCACGATGAAGCACTCGCCATGGATGTCCATCCACGAGGAGATGCCTTCGAGGAGGCCGTACGTCGACATGAGCGGCGACGGCTTGTCGAACAGCCGCTGCCACGGATCAGAGTCGGGTACAGGATCGCCCTCACCGCCGCGCTTCGATCCGTTCTTGATGACGATCGGCACCGAGGCGGTGTAGCGGCCGAGGGCTCGGATGGCGGCGTAGACCCACGGCGACTGCGCGTAGGGGTTCGTGACGTTCGCGTCGCCCTGCGCCTGCTGATTGAAGAAGGTGAACGACGGGATCGGGTACGACTTCGCCGACGTCACAGGTGCCACTGCTGTCCGAACGCCAAGCGCGATTCGTTGGAATATGTTCATTGAATCATCGGGCGTCGCGTGCCCGAGGCACCGAGCGCAATGAGCACGGCGTCGGCGAAGTCGGGGCTGCGCTTGATCCGTGCCTTGAGTTCATCTTTGCTCTCGACCGCGATGCGACCGCGACCGTCGAACCAGTACGACGGGGCTGCAAGGTCGGCCCAGATCTCCTTCCATTGTGGCCCGATCCGGAGCTGCCGCGCCCGTATGAGCGACCGCGCCACCCAATGGAGTTCGGAGCGCCGGTTGTTGAAGGCGGCCTCGCGCCCGACCACCGAGCCCCAGTCGCCGAGGCACCCGGCCCCGAAGTCGACAGGCACCACGCGCACCCCGTCCTCGGCGAGCCGGTCGACGACCCCTGCGCCCATGCCGCAGACGTCGACGCCGACGCGCCCCGGCCGGACGCCATGGCGGCGCATGGCCTCGCGCAGCCGCCCGGCGGTCTGCATGAGGTCGGCGTGCGACCACGACTGGCACTCGATGACCGTGCGGGTCTTGTCCATCACGACGAGCACCGAGCGGTCGTCGCCGAACCGGGCGACGTCGAGACCGATCCGCATCTCCTCGTCGACGCCCGTCGGGGTGTCGGCCTCGAGCAGCTCGGTGACGGTGACGAGACTGTTCGTCGAGGTCTTCGGGAACCGGCCGAGGACGCGCGACGACCAGAACGGCGAGTCCTCGCCGTGCCGTTTCCGCATCTCGTCGACCCACTCGCGGGTGACAGCGCCCTCGATGACGTCGCGCCCCTCGACGACGTTCGGGTGATCGAGGCATGAGACCGAGATCACGTTGAACATGTCAGGGCGCTGCGCGGCCTCGTAACAGTAGCCTGACGTCGTGACGGGGTTGAAGCACAGGACCATCCGCGAGCCCTTCGACGAGAGCAGGGTTTCGAGCGCGTCCCACATGGACTG